TGATTATCATCTTAAAGAAACAGAATGGCGTTGGATGAGGGAGCCTAATGAGCTAGCAACAGAGTTGTGGGACCTCATTAGGTAAAACTAAGTGCAAATCTGCTAGCCTAGAGCCTAATTTGATACATGGCATTTGAGTTTCCACCAAAATACGACGGTGATAGCCCATATTAGGCCGCCCTATACCCACCAAATTGTCACTTTAATTTGAGTACCTACAGAAATCTCTATTTTTAAATCATTTGTTTATCAAAGCCAATGGAAAATAATGTTGATTCATTCCGCTTACTATTTGCTTACCAGACTCTAAAAACAAAAAAACCACTTACGATTAGTACACGTAAGTGGTTGTTTTATATGGTGGGCCCAGACAGACTTGAACTGTCGACCAACGGATTATGAGTCCTGAATTTTACCTATTTACTGGTATTTATTAGTGTTGATCAATGTTACATATATTTTTCAATTTCAATAACTTAATCTAACACCCTATTTATTTCTGTTGACGTATGTTGATTTAATTTGCTTACATAGCGCTTACACCAGACCCAATGTAAGCACTTCTTAGAATGAAGCTCAAATTCACGACTGCGAAAGTCTTAAAACTTGAAAAGCCCGATAATGGTAAAAATCAGATCTTCTATTGGGATCTCGACACTCCTGGACTATCCGTTAGAGTTACCCAGAATGAAAACCGATCCTATATTTTCCAGAGTCGTGTTTCTGGTAAAAGTTTACGCATAACTATTGGTGATGTAAATGTCTGGTCGCTGGAGGATGCCCGAAAGGAATCACGTCGAATGCAGCAGCTTTGTGATCAGGGAATTGACCCGAGAAGAAATAAGGCTGAAGAGGATCAGAAAAATGATGAGCATCACCAATCTAAGCAAAATGAAAAAATAACCTTTGGTGATGTCTTTGCGGAATATGTAGAAGCCAATAAGCATCTTTGGTCAGATCGACATCTTAGAGATCATATTGAGTTGTCACATCGCGGTGGTGAAGAGAAAGTTCGTGGTAAAGGATTAACAGTACCGGGTGCATTAGCCTCACTGCTGAATGTTCCGCTGGTAAAAATCACATCAGATATTTTAATCGAGTGGCAGAATAAAGAAGGTGCAACGCGCCCAGGTAGAGCCGCTTTGGGTTTTCGTATTGCTAGATCATGCATCAACTGGTGTCAGGAGCACGAAACTTACATGCACCTGATTGACGCTAAAGTGCATCAAGCCAAACGTGTACGTCGGGCTGTGCCGGTATTAAAGCCGGTCAAAAACTCTGTACAGCGCAATCAGTTAAAAGATTGGTTTAAGGCGGTCAGCGGCATTCAAAATATTATGCACAGGACTTTTTTGCAGATCAGTATTCTATGCGGACCACGTTCTGAGTCTATGCGCTCTCTCACCTATTCGCAGCTAGACTTCAAATGGAAAACTATTTCCATCTGGGATAAGGTTGAGCAGGAAGACCGAATCATCCCAATGACACCTTATGTTGAGAAACTGTTGAGGCAACTGCCGAGACATCCGGATTCTGATTTTGTTTTCTGGTCCGAGCAATCACAGTCAGGCCATATTACCGATATACGTAGAAGCTACTATGCTGCCCTGGAAGAAAAAGGACTGCCAAAATTTACCGTGCATGATCTTCGCCGATCATTTTCGAACTTGGCTGAGTGGTTGGAAATCCCGACTGGTGTTGTGGCTCAGATTATGGGCCATAAACCAAGTGCTACTGCAGAAAAACATTATAAAGATAGACCGGTGGATCTATTGAGATTACATCATACAAAAATTGAAGAATGGATTTTAAAAGAGGCGGGAATAGAACAATGAAAACATGGGCCTACTTTTATATAGAGCACACGATTAAGAATGGAGAGATTTTTAGGAAGGAGCCTGGATGGGCTTTAAATTTGCAGAGTAATTATGCGGTTTTGAGTGGGGTAAGGAGTTAGAGCAATCCTTAAATCACTCTAACACATATCCCCACATTCACATTCGTTGTAATCGAATGAGCTGTGCAGCCTGATAAGAGGAGGCACAGCAAAATAACTCTTACACCCATAAGCGCAGCTTCGTAAGGTGAGCCTTACGATCCGCAAGACCATTGGTGCCACCATTGATCCGGCGGGTGATAGTCAGCACATCATCTTTGTCAGCCAAGGCATTCAATCCCTTATCAGACCAGAACTTGCAAGCAACCATAAGGCCGATACTTGGAATCGCCACAATTTCAGGATTGTTTTCAAAGTCGATACCGAGCTGCTGACCATATTTGCGATAGTTGGTACGGCCAGTCAATTGAATTGGTCCACGGCCTTTGAATCGCTTGCCATCACCTGCTTGTGTATTGCCTAAATCTTTTCGACCTTCATAAGCTGCACCTGATGCGATTTCTTCCATATAGCGAAAATTACCAGACTCATGCGCCAGTTGTGCGAGGAAGTGAATCAATCGAAGTGAGTTGTCCAGGATACCATAGGTGCGCAAATGAACATTAGCGGCAAGGCTGAGTTCTTCAGCACGAGATTGGCTGGCACCTAATTTTTTAAATACCGCAGTCAGGGTGCCACGGCCAATAATGCCGTCATCATGCACACCTACTGCTTTTTGGAGTTTTTTAATTTGAGTGGTGTTCATCATCTTTATCCGTATTAAAAAATTTAGGACGTGCACCCTCCTTCCCCCAGATATAAAGCTGTCGGGTGAAAAGTACGAATACAATGCTTACTGTGGTGTAAAAAAGAGTTCCGGCTGGACTAGGTGAGTAGTCGTCTTTTACAAAGAGTGCTACCCCAAAAATAATTGACAGCATCAAAAGAAGATCGATGTGCTTTGGCAGTTTAATTTTTGGGTGAAATACCATGATTGCAAACGAAACCAGAAACAATACCAGTGCCGTCTTACTTATGATTAGCAGCATCTTCATTCTCCTTTTTGACTAAACCAAGAAGTCTTGATCGAGCCAAACTTAATAATGCTTCAGCTGTACTCTTACCAGCAGCACCTAAGACAAAACCAAATAGCTCAGGGTACTTGCCATTAGCAAGAAACAAGCTTGCTGGCTCAGCAAAGACCACGCATAAAATGAAACCAGCAAAGAATCCTATCCAGCGATCCCGGGTTGGCTCCTTGCTTAATAGAAAGCCAAAAGTTGCACCCAGCACACCTGTAAAAAGGATGTGTGAATGGCTCTTTATGCTTTCCAATACTTGACTAAGAAAGTCCATATACATCCCCTTTAGTCATAAATCCCCCTATAAAATTGGCAATAAAAAAGAGCCTTTCGGCTCTACTGGTGGGTCAGACAGATAGTTATTCGACATTGTGCCCCCTAAATTTTGGTAATAAAAAACCCCGATCTAATTAAAGGTCGGGGTCAGTGGTGGTTTGTTGGGTGTTAAATATATTTTGATCGTAAGAAATCATCAACCAAAAGGATTTCTGATTCTGTCACATTGTTGAATATCCATATTTCATGGAAATTGCTAACACTAGAGCCCTTGCTTAATGATGTTTCATACCCTCCAATAGTTATTGGTTTTGCTAGTTCTGCGGTAGCTCTTGCTAATGGGCGTAAGAATGGAACACCTGCTGCTCCATTCTTATAAGTAGTAATACTTACTTTAGAGGCATCTGCAATAAAGTGGATTGGCTCCGAACTGTTTACTGTTGTATAGGTATTGTATGCAAGATTGTCTTGGGTAGCTGTTGGGGTATATGGTTCAGTTGCTACACCAAATCTCATATTTGTGCTACCAACAGCACCAGAACCCACCCTCCAGAGTGGCATAGATTCCCCTATATTATCTGAATCCAATGATTGAGCAATTACCCCGGTCATTTTAGCTGTGTTCTGCATTACTGCACTTACACCGATCTTTAAAGCACGGCTCTGAATAACCTTCTTTGTTGATTTTAATAGAGTGACGTTGTTAAAACTTTCACCTGTATTTTTCATATCAATATATGGTTTTAATGGATCTGCAGTATTTAAGCTTGGGGCTTGGCCAGAGCCAAATAGTTTTGGGGTGAAGTCGACTCCGTCGATACTGTAAACTTTAGAGATGATACCGCCAGTATGTTTTACTGCATATTTAGCGCCAATCAATGCGCTCAACTTGCCTAGTAATTTCTTCTCAAAAAGAAAATCAATTGTGCTCTTTAGCTCTGTTGGATTGATAATCATGCCGCCATCAGCAACAACTCTTGCGGAAAATTGATCATAATATTCTTGCGGGGTCATTGTCAGCAAGGCAACATTGGTTAAGTTTGCCGCTGTGCAAACTACATTACTTTTTAATACTAACGACATTTTTGAAAAGCCTCTTTTAAGTTAAAAATGTATACGCCTGCACTCTCTTTTGAGTTTGTACCTACTGCATATGTAAGGCCTTCTACAGCCACCGCATACACACCTTTTTTTAATTTTATGATCTGAGAGTAACCTACATAGAACTCATCATCGAAAGGTTGAAATGCGACTGGGAATGTTTCCCCATTATCAAATGACATCTGAATCTGGTATTTAAAGCGTTGTGCTGTGCTTACAAGGCTTAGTTTTGGAGTTCCGTGCAATATGACCCCTAGCTCATCATCATATAAAAGACTGGAAGCACAAGAATTTGACGTAAGATCTTCATTAAAACCGATTAAGTCGAGCGTTTCACCATTGTCTGTTGATCGGGCTAGAAGCTTTTTACCTGCCCCTACCCCATCTCTGCGGATTGACATCAGAATATTGTCGTTTTGGTCAAAGCATATAGTAGGCTCGGCACCCGCCCCCGCCAGCAATCTACCATGAGTCCATGTGGTGCCGTTATCGTCAGAATAGCAAACCCAACAGATGTTCCCAGTAGCATAATACGGGATGAGTAAACGACCTGTGCTTGTTGTAAGGATT